AATGACGACAAACCTCGCAATCAAAGAGGCAGGTCCTGCTTTGTTTCAACAATACGGGAAAGCCTTTCAAGAGAAAATATTTCAAGGTCTTGCAATCGATAAAGATTGGGCACAACAAATGCATGAAGTCATGAAACCTCATTACTTTGAACTCAAATACTTGCAGTATCTTTGTGAAAAATACTTTGAGTATTTCGCCAGCTATAGATGCTTTCCAACAATGCAACTTCTTATTCAGATGGTCGCAGGAGACTTAAGCAGCGATGGATCAGATGGCATTCTAAGAAATCAAATCGTGCAGTTTATTCACCGAATGAGAGGTAATCCTCACCCAGAAGACTTACCTTACGTCAAAGAAAAATCACTTGACTTTTGCAAACGGCAAGCTTTCAAAGAAGCATTGACAACTGCAGTTGAACTGGTGCAAAGTGACAAGTTTGAATCAGTCGTTGACTTAATGAAAAAAGCAGTATCAGTTGGCATGCCTAACTCTGTAGGTCATGATTTCTTCGAAGATCTAGAATCTAGATTCCAGGAAATACAAAGAATCACTACCCCCACCGGTTTGGACTTTTTAGATGAGAAAACCATTCTAGATGGTGGCTTAGGTCGTGGTGAACTTGGCGTAGTTGTTGCACCGACAGGTTGTGGTAAGTCTCATTGGTTAGTTCAAGTTGGTGCAGCTGCTTTGAAAGCTGGTAAAACTGTTGTTCACTATTCTTTTGAATTGTCAGAAGTTCTAGTTGGAAAAAGATACGACGCACACTTGACAGATGTTTCGGTGAATGACCTCTTAGAAAACAAACAAAGAGTTAAAGATTTTTACGAAGACAATGATCATGGTAATCTTATCATCAAGTACTACCCAACAAGGACCGCATCAGTGAACACCATCAGAAATCACTTGGAAAAACTAAAGTTTCGTGGTCACATTCCTTCTGTCGTTATTATCGATTATGCAGATGTTATGCGTTCCACAAAAGCGTATGAAGCGTTAAGACACGAACTTATGTTAATCTACGAAGAGCTACGACAATTAGCAGGTGACTTTAATGTTCCTGTTTGGACAGCTTCTCAATCCAATCGTGCAGGTGCTAATGCTGATATGGTAGGACTGGAAAACATGGGTGAAGCTTATGGTAAAGCACAGGTAAGTGACTTTGTGCTTGGTCTCTCTCGTAAACCAGAAGAGAAAGACAAAGGTTATGGAAGGTTATTTGTTGCAAAGAATCGATCTGGTCGTGATGGTATGCAGTTCCATGTGAAGATAGATACAGCGAGATCTAAATTCTTGAGAATGGACATGCAAGAAGTTGCCGATATGGACCCAAAGAACATAATGAAAAATAAATGGAACGAAGTGAAACGTGCCAAAAAGGAGTTAGATAAATATGAGTAAGTTCACCTATGACGATGTATTCGAAGCATCACTAGAGTATTTCAAAGGAGATTCTCTAGCTGCTTCTGTATTCGCAGGCAAGTATGCATTACAAGATGAAGATGGCAATTATTTAGAATTGACACCAGATGACATGCACAGCCGACTAGCCACAGAGTTTGCTAGAATTGAGACAAAGTATCCTAATTCTATGGACAAACAGGAAATCTACAATCTGTTCAAAGATTTCAAATACGTTGTGCCTCAGGGTTCACCAATGTCAGGCATCGGGAACACTGCGAAGATTCAATCAGTGTCTAACTGTTTTGTTATTGAAGCTCCTGAAGATTCTTACGGAGGCATTCTAAAAACAGATCAAGAACAGGTGCAAATCATGAAGCGTAGAGGCGGTGTTGGGTTTGACATCTCTACAATCAGGCCGAAAGGCATGTCTACTTCTAATGCTGCTAAGACAACTGATGGTATCGAAGTCTTTATGGATAGATTCTCTAATTCATGTCGTGAAGTTGCACAAGGCGGTCGGCGTGGCGCTCTGATGCTTTCTATCTCTGTACATCATCCTCAAGTGATGGAGTTCATTAAAATCAAACGAGACATCACAAAAGTGACTGGTGCGAACATATCTGTACGAGCTTCTGATGAGTTTATGAATGCTGTGAAGAATAATGAGTCATACGAACAACGCTGGCCAGTTGATTCTTCTAATCCGGAAATAAAGAATACTGCTGATGCCACCGAAGTTTGGAACGAGCTCATCGAAGGCGCACATGCATCGGCAGAGCCGGGCGTTCTTTTCTGGGATACTGCCACACGAATGACTCCATCGGATGCGTATACCGATGAAGGCTTTGGATCAGTGTCGACGAATCCGTGTGGAGAAATTATCTTGTCTCCATACGATTCATGCCGCCTTATGTTGATGAACCTTACTTCTTTTGTAGATAACGCATGGACAAACAAAGCTTCTTTCGATTGGAGCAAATTCCGTGTTATGTCTCGGAAGGCACAAAGATTAATGGACGACATGATTGATATTGAAATCGAACAGATTGATAAGATTCTTGCAAAAATAGATAACGACCCAGAGACTGATGAGACTAAATACTATGAACGAAACTTGTGGCATACGATAAGACAAGTGGCAGTCAATGGTAGAAGAACAGGATTAGGAGTCACAGGTCTGGGGGATGCGATTGCCATGTTAGGGCAAACATATGGTGATAACGATTCAATCGAAACAGTTGAAGAGATATATAAGTGGTTGTCACTTGCTTCGTACGAAGAGTCTATCCAACTTGCAAAAGAACGCGGTGCATTCCCTATCTTTGATGCCTCCAAAGAAGAAGGACATCCGTTCATCAGTCGAGTTATCAACGAACTTGTCGATCCGGTTCAAGCTGACTATAGGCAGCATGGTAGGCGGAACATTGCAAATACAACAACAGCCCCTGCTGGTTCTGTTTCATGCCTTACACAAACTACGTCAGGTATTGAACCGGCATTTATGCTATATTACAAGCGTCGTAAGAAAGCACAAAATGGTGAAGAGGTAATGTTTGTAGATGACCTCGGAGATGAATGGACAGAGTTCAACGTATATCATCACAAGTTCAAAGAATGGATGGCCGTAAACCACGTTGATGACGAGGAAGTAGATACAGCAATCGAACACTCTCCGTACCACGGTGGTACTGCGAATGAAATTGATTGGCGTGCCAAAGTCAAGCTCCAGTCAGTTGCGCAAAAATGGATCTGCCATGCTATCTCTAATACTACAAATCTTCCTGCTGACATTGATGTAGAAACTGTAAAAGATATCTACATGCTTGGGTGGGAACTTGGATGTAAAGGGGTCACTGTATACAGAGATGGTTCACGTTCAGGTGTCCTCGTATCAGCAGAAGAAAAGAAAGAAGTTTCTTTCTCCGAAAGAGATGCACCAAAAAGACCAGAATCTTTGAATTGTGAAATCATACATACATCAGTTAAAGGCCAAAAATGGGTTGTGATGGTCGGATTGATGAATGGAAAACCATATGAGGTGATTGGTGGTGAAGCGGAACAGATTGAATTGCCAAAAAAGATTAAAAATGGTACTCTTAATAAAAGAACGTTCAAGACAGCTAACTCAAAATACGACCTTGTTATTGGTGAAGGCGATGATGCACTCACTATCAAGGATGTCGTCAATCTCTTTGATAATGCGAATCATGCTGGCTACACTAGAACTATTTCTTTGGCTTTGCGTCATGGTGTACCTGTGCAATATCTTGTAGAGCAAATGCAAAAAGATAAAGAAGCAGATTTGTTTTCATTCTCTAAGGTCATTGCTCGATGTCTTAAAAATTATATAGATGACGGGACTAGAGCATCTGAGCAAAATTGTTCTAATTGTGATGCTGTAGGTACAATTATTTATCAAGAAGGTTGCCAAACATGTACTGCTTGCGGGCATGGAGCATGTGGGTAAACAATTGTAAACTTAAAACAAACCGAGTATATTATTGGTGAGCGTGTAGCTCACCTTTAAATTTAACACACAAGGAGCCAATATGCATTGGACAACAAAAGTATCACCACTCATCAAAGATATAGAACTGAAACACTCTCCTGTCATGATCCGCGTTAATGACTTTACTGAAGAGTCTGCTGCAGATTTTGCACTTAAGATGGGAGTTGCACAAAATACTGGGCAACCTATCGTTCCAGTCATCATTGATTCGTATGGTGGACAAGTTTATTCTTTAATGTCGATGATTTCTTCTATTAAATCATCGAAGGTCCCTGTTGCAACCATTGTAGAAGGGAAAGCAATGTCCTGTGGAGTTATCCTAGCTTCTTGCGGCGCAAAAGGACACCGGTATATATCAGAAGATGCAACTTTAATGATTCATGACGTGTCATCTGGTGCTTATGGCAAAAATTCTGAAATCCAAGC